CACCCAATGATAATGGGTCGCCCTCTTTCTCAATGTCCGCATCAAATGCCGCAAGCTCATCATAAGACACCACATCAACAGATTTTTCCCGGTAGTTCTTTGAAGCCGTACCGCCCAGTACCCACAACTGCTTGCCATTTGAAAAGCGTTTTGTGTCGAGTGTACTGTCTCTGTGCTTCTTTCCGAGCCATGGTGCTAACGCACGAACCACAGGCACATCACGTATCATTGTTTCGACGTGTGCCTTCATGAAGCCTTGCGCGGCTCCGTCTGTCGGCTGGTATAGCAAAAGGTTTCGTGATTTATGCTCAGTAAAATAACCCAGCATCGCCCGCAACATTTGCGAGTAACCAACACGCGCCGACTTAACTATATTTACATAGATAATATCATCATGACCAATCGCGTTAAGCATGGCGACCTGAAAAGGCAAAGTTTCCCACCGCCCCTCTAAGTAACTGCTTTCTGATGAGAGGTAAAAGTTCTCGTCAGCCCATTCGGAAAGGGTCAATGGCTCCGGTCTGTGACATGCTTTTAACCCCTCCCGAACAGCATTAACAATATTGCTAATTCTGATTGAGCTTATCGAGGTAATCATTCAGTGCTGATTCCAATATCTCGTCTACGCGGGAAACTGCGTTCTGCGCTTTGACACAATGCCGCTTGATATCCTCAATAACTTGAGCATTTAGCGCCGGATGTTTTCTTCTAACGTTCAGCGGGATAGAGTCAATCTCTCCAGCTGCTTCGCCTGAAACTTTCGACAGCACCAACGTAATTAACTCAATGGGTGCGCTTTGGCCTCTGGCAATTTCATTTTTAATTTCCATGTTATCGGCTTGCGCCCTGGTTAATCTCAGCCGTTCGAAGTCCAGATCTGATTCGTTAACTGACGAACCTTGCGAGTTGGCCGATTCGATTTGATGACGCTGATGTAAAAGCCGGTTATCCAGAACCTGCCTGACTGAATAGAAGTTTTCCCGGCCTATTCTGGCAATCGGCTCTATCTTCCATTTGTCAAACGCTGTTCCGCTAATACCTAGAGATTGCGTTAGCTGAATCTTGTTCAGCCATTCTGGTTTTTGTGTGACACGAGTATCAGCCATAAGAAACACCAACCTTACTCTGCAAAAATTTCATATGTAGTCAAGATCCGCGCTCCGCTGGCCCCGTAGCTGAGCTATAATCCCCAGGGTCCCCCGCTATTCTGGCCACCACTTCTTCAGCTGAGTCTCTGCAGTTCTTGTTAGAGTCATTACAGGCTCATCCCAACTTGCCCGAGAGCCATCCGTTAGCACGGCATCCACTTCAGCTACGTAGCTCTCACCACCAGGGCGTTCGCTGCGTAGCTGGAACCCCCAGTGAGTACCTTTTTATTTCTCAGCACAATAAACAAACATCGACCTATCCTCAGTCCGTCCTTGGCTTGTCGTGATGCGGTTGGTCAGCGTGTAGGTTGTGCCCACTGTGCCGCCTGATAGCCATGCTGCTGTGGCTGTAGTGGTGCTCGTTGCTCTATTAAGAGTCAGACCATTAACCGTATCAGCTGCATTAACTATCGTGTCATCTATAAGCCAGACAGACGCGCTAATAGTCTCGCCCACTGATAACCAGCCCGAATAATCAGCCCCGTAGTCCATGACGGAATCAGGATCTTTATAGGGTGCCGCCGGGATCTTTGAGCCATCGTTATAGAATATCGTCATTACAGCACTCTCATTGTTCTAAGCTCTGCGAGCACGCTCATGTTGTTGCGCGGCATCTGATACACATTGCCATCATTTGCATAAACGTTCGCGCTCTGCGCGCCTTGAGTCGCTAATACTGACGCTACATAAGCGGGTGATGTAGATGATGCCGTTATTACCGCTGTTTGTGCTGCCTGAGTAGCTGTAGCCGTTACTGTGCCTGGGCTGCTTTGTGTGGCTGTAGCGCTGGCGTTTTGTGCAGACTGAATAGCAACTACATTGCCCGTGTATGCTGGCACGGTTGAGCTGGCGCTTATTGCCGCGATCTGTTGCGCTTGTGTAGCGGCAATCGTTGCCGTGCCGCTTGGCGCCGTTCCTGTTGCGCTGATAACTGCTGTTTGTTGAGCTTGGCTTGCCGCTATTGTCGCCGTGAAACTGGGCACTGTTGCGCTTGCCGATACCGTTGCGCTTTGCTCTGCCTGAGTTGCTGTGACGGTCGCAATTCCACTGGGCGCTGTACCCGCCGCATTTACTAGCGCTGTTTGTGCTGTTTGTACTGCGGTTACTGCCGCTGTAAATGTTGGCGCTGTTGCTGTTGCATTGGATGTCGCGTTTTGGTCTGCCTGTGTTGCCGCAATGGTGGCCGTGCCAACTGGCGCGTTAGCTGTCGCATTAGCTGTAGTCGTTTGGCTTGCTTGAGTTGCAACGACTGTCGATGTAAAACTAGGCGCTGTTTGTGTCGCTGCAATGACTGTCGTTTGACTTGTTTGTGTCGCCGCTATTGTTGCAGTAAACGCTGATGCGGTTGCCGATGCTGCAATGACTGCCGTTTGTTGCGCTTGAGTAGCCGTAACTGTGGCCGTTGCAGATTCTATGGTTAATTCAACCGTTGCCGCCGACCCCGTTGCTACGCCATCAACATAAAGCTGATATTGGAACGTGTAACTACCATCTGGTGCGCCAGTGAATTCAAAACTGGAATCTTCATTAGCCGATAACGTTCCAGCGCTGGGCCAAACAACTATCTCGCCTCGCACCTCTTTGCCATTATCTGTTGGTAAATCAAGATCGTTATAGAGATAACCAGCCCCGTTTTCGCCTGTTGATGGCACAGTCTCAGCAAGCACACCATGACCACGGTTGCCCCACATGTAAGCCCCTGCAATGAGGGGTGCTGAATCAAAACGATAGCTCATGCTGCTGTTATTAACTCCGCTCCGATAGCTGTCCCTGCTGTATTAAGAGTAATAACCCCATAGGTTGTTGCAGGGGTCAGTAAAGCATCAGATAGCGTCAATACTGCTGTTGTAGCGTGGGTTGTGTTGCCCGTTGAGTTTAAAACTGTTGTACCGTCTGTTGGGTCTAACACAACAACTCTCAAATCCGTTAACCCAGTTTGCAGAGTTCCCGTGTTGTTTTTAAATGGCCCTGTAGTAATCGTACCCGTTGCTACCGCAGCCAACGTGGTCACTGTCCAAATATCTGACTCTGTGCCAATAGTTAATGTAACGTTGGTCGCTGTGCTATCTGATGCAGAGCTAGTAACCCGTAGCTGTACAGTATCACTTGGATCAATCGTAGTAGACGTGGATGTAAACGCACCACTGTTGATGCTCATTTCACCACCAGACACACTAATAGCTGTGCCTGCATCCATACCTGTGATTGTCAGAGTATTAGACGTTGTTAGTGTAGAGAGTGCTACGTCTGTTTGATCTGTAAAGCTAAAAGCGTCTGGGGTTGTGTCTGAGCCGCCACCCTGTACAAACGCGCCGATATTTCCACCGGACGAGCCAGTGCCGATAAGCCCTGTCGCATCGGATTTTATGCGATAGTCACCAGTCGCATAATCCTCAAAAACGCTTGTTGTGATGCCCGTTTCGTAGTTTGTGACTACGTTTGATGATGTGTCGCCAGATGCAATAAAATCAGTGTTAACGGGTGTTGCGAGAAAATTAAAATCTGGCGTACCTGCGCCTATCGACAGCACATCACGCACAACCAACGCGCCAACCTGCCTTTCGTACAGTTGCGTTACTGCCGTTGCTGCGTTTATACCCTCTGCCGTCACTCGCTCGACAAGCATTGCACCGTTTAATGATCTATCCCCGGTGATTTTTAGTGCGATTGAGTTTGCAACAACGACACAGTCACGCATTGTCAACGTCTGCGGAGCCAATGCGCTTACGTTTTGTGTCGCAGTGATACCGACGCGAGCGGAGTTTGTTAACCCCCGGTTAAATATGCCGCAGCGCTCAATCTTAAAATCAAACTTTGCGTAACTAGACAGATTAATCAGTTGTGCAGTGTACCCACCGTCATTTGCTATCTGTAGATCATATACTTCTACAGCACACGGCGTTACGACCGCCCCATCATTTGAAAATACGGTGCTATTGTTTTTTAATACTGCGCCAACGCCCTCTACACCCGTAAATTCCTCGCCTGATGCGGCTCTAATCTCTACGCCATACGGGTAGGGGCCAAGAAATTTTGTAATTCCAACGTCAGTGACAGTGCCGGACACTTCGCCTATGGCTTTAGATCCAAAATCAACGCCATTTATAGCCGCTTCAAATGCGGCTAATGTCGAGTAGGACGTGGAATTGTTGAGACAGGTTATAGTTCCCATTATGACCTCGCATAAAACGCTATTCGTTCATCAATCCCACTAAAAATGCCAAAGCCGTCCAGTTTCTCACTGTAAAAAAACCGGCCATATGTGCCTTGGACTGCTCTGACTGCTGGGGTAACGGTGTTCGCACCGGACACAGGCAGCTGATCAATTGTCCACGTGTCTGTGCGGGGGTCAGATGTGAACGTCAGCGTATTGATTGCCGTTGTATTTGTGCTGTTATGCCAAAACGCGATTTGCTTTGCTGATCTAACATATCTTGGCTGGGCATCACCAGTTGGCTTTGTAACGCCGATATAGCTGCCTGTGACTGCCGGGTAATAGATTGTCAACGTCTCGCAATCAATAACAGCAAACCCATTTGTCAGGCCGCTGTTAAACCAGACGATGCAATCATAGTCTGGCAGATACTCAAGACCACTATTGCCGGGCGATGCACGATACACGCCTGTATCCTCCCACTCACCCGATGGTAGTTCTCTGCGTGTCAGTTTTCCGCCGCCGGACGGCATCAGCCAAAGCATGTTACGGAGCGGGTCATAGCAGGAGCCGGAACCACTGGTGACATTTGCCGAGATGTGTGTGTTATCCGCTGTGTAGCTGACCAGCTCGCCCGTTGTCTCGCTGATTACTGCGGTTTTGTTGTTTCCATAGGGCGCATTTATTAGCGGAAATGAGGCTCCCGTTACCGCCATTACCGGGCCTACACCAGGCACATAAACGGGTTTATTGTAGCTATGTACAGCTCGTAAACGACCATCAGAATACAGTCCTGTCACCTCCTGACCATCATTATATGTAACGGCAGGATACCCAATCGCGCCAGATGGTGGCCTAATCATTTCAAACGCCGGGCTACCTGTATTCAGCCTGACCCGGTACGGCTCATTGCCTGCGTAATCCTGATGCCCGCCGCCCAGAGGAAGCCATAGCGTGTCTGTGATTTGGTCATAGCACGCACCGCAATACGCAATAACTACACCTGCTACCCCGATACTGCCATTCCACGGTGGACTCAACGGATAATTTGGGTTAACAGCGGGATTGGCTTTTGGGTCAATATCTCGCAGGGTATTTACACTCATATACCCCCACGTCTGAGCAGCAATAGCCCTTCTCCACGCTGGCCAGTTAAACTTACCGCCATAAATGCCCTGACCGCTTGCGCAGGTGTATGTATCGCCAACCGGAGACGCCATCTTATACAGTATGCGTCATTGAGCTGATTGCCAAAGTGCCACCTGATACAAGCGCGGTATCTGCAATAGTCATCGAGCCGCCAGAAGTTGCAACGCTGCCCTGAGTAACAGCTGTTGTGCCGTCAGTTTTAAATGTGCGGTAAAACGTTGCCGTACCCGATGCATCAATGCTCGAGTCATCTGTGATTGCGTTGAACGTAATCGTTCCTGACGATGCAGCAGGGGCGCTCGTTGCAGATAAAGGACAAGTAGCGAGCAAAGTATTGCCCGATAATGCCGTGGTAACATCCGCTGGCGGTGTGCCTGCGTATACCTTGATGCTGCCATTGTCGAGTAGTCGGGCCAGTGCGTCTGCCTGGGCGTTTCTTGCTTCGATTGTAAGTGTTACTGTGGTTGCCATTTTTTATAAAACCTCTTCAATAATCTCGCCGCCTCTTTCAAAGCGAATCTTTTTGATACCCTTAGCTCTGCCATAGGTTTTCAAATCTTCAAAATCTTCTCGAATCAGCTTCACGCGACTCGAAAGGCTTTCTACAAAGACGATCTCTGGCGTCTCATATTTCACGTCAACGTGAACGTCATACGCTTTACGCTGATCGAATGCTTCTTGCCCTGACTCGGCATCGAGATAAAGCCGAATCTTTGAGTTACAAACCTGCTCATGTATTGCGAATCTGCCCATTTTCAAAACATCCAATCAATGAGGAAATGAGCGGCTACAACTATGATAAAAACCGACACCCAATAAATAAAATTAATCACGCCATGACATCCAGCCACCAGCTCTAACGCCAAGGTGCATCAGCTTGGCTTTAATCCAGCTCACGCCCTCTTCTCGGAGCGCATCAAAAAAGATCATATCCGCTTGCACCCTAACTAAGATCCTAGGCGGGTAACGCTTGCCGTTTTCGTAGAACCCTGACATCAGACCCTTTTTCCTGTACATCGCATCATGAATCGCTGCCGGCCTGTGTATTCGTCTATCGTCGTTGCTAACAAATGGTCTTAGCACAGCAGGGATGGACGCAAGGTCAAACATCATGCCTTTGTGAGCGCAGACCGAAACACCGCTTGCTGGGTGAAAATAAACAACCTGTTCATCGAGTAGCCAGTTGTCACCGTTTGGCCCGCGCTGTGATGTGAGAGCCAGTTTGTCTGACGCGGCATTAAACGGCATAGCTAGAGCCTCATTGAGAATCTTTGACATCCTCACGCCACCAAATCATTGCTGATTCTGGTGGGTGATTCCTCCTGCGAGACGCTCATGCCCGAGCGCAAGTATGTTACTGGCCGCGTTGATGTCGCGGTCATGGTGCGTACCGCACACCATGCAGCCCCATTCTCTTATTCCAAGCCCTGTCCTACCTTTCGGACTGCTGTCGCTGATACAGCCACAGCACGAACAGCGCTGGGTGGTATAGGCTTCGTTGATCTCTTCGAAAACCACGCCTGCGTGAGCGCATTTGTATGCCAGCATGGTTTTCAACATGCTCCAACCTGCATCCAGAACGGACTTGGCCATTCTGGTCTTGACCAGCCTGGAGCTTGAGACATTGCCTACGAATATCGCCGCATTCTCGTTGACGATTTGGCGGCTGAGTTTGTGCAGATCGTCTTTTCTTCGATTAGCGATTTTCGCGTGAATCGTCTTCACTCGATCTTTATTGCGAGCGCGTTGAGCGATGCCCAGCTTCTGTTCCAGTTCGCGGTAGCGGCGACCCGTCACTTTGGTGCCGTCAGAACAGGTTGCAGCTTCTTTGCAACCGAGGTCAATACCCACGGATTTTGCGCCTTGCGTTGGCGCTGCTGGCATTTCCACAACCACGTTGAAATACCAGCGCCCTCGACTGTCCTCTGCAAAACTGGCGGTACGGAAGGCGTATTGAGAAAGACCGTGCGAATCCCAAACACCGAAATGCTTGCCATTGAAAAACACCTGACCGTTTTTCCACCTGGCCGCACCTGTGTTGATCGGTATCCACCCCAGTGAGCGCCTCACGCCGTGCGTCTTGCGCCATGACAGTTTCGATTTGCGGAACTGCTTGCGGCGTGTGACGTACTCTTGCGCGATACATTGCAAGGTTTGGCTATGAAGCCCTAATTCCTTGCCAGCGCCTTTCGTATAGGGATGAAGATCGAACGCTGACAGGAACTGCCCGCGCTCCTTGATTGAGCGATGCGACAGTTCATTCAGGTAATTCCACACCAGATTGACCGCTGCCGCCTGCTTTGCCAAAGCGCGAGCGTGTTTATCCTTCACCCTGACGCGCAGGGTTTTGGTGATGGTTTTGGCTTCGATGTTGACGGCGATATTCATGACTCATATTATAGCCAAAAAACCTACGGTGTCCATCACATGAAATCACATCATCATTGCGTTTACAACCTTAAATACCACTTGGTGTTAGTCACCAAGTATCGCCGCAAATGCTTTACTGGCGAGATGCTGGACAGGCTTGAGACCATTTGCCGTGAGCAGTGCGCGAACTGGGAAATCGAACTGGTTGAGTTCGGTGGCGAGGCAGATCATGTGCATTTGCTGCTCGACATGCACCCCAACATCATGCCCAGCAAGTTCGTGAATAGCCTGAAGACGGTCACTAGCCGGATGATCCGAAAGGAATATGCTGCCCATCTGAGCAGATTCTATCGAAAGCCTGTGCTGTGGACTCGCGCCTATTGCCTGATTACCGCAGGTGGCGCACCGCTGGAAGTGCTCCAGCGCTATATCGAAAAACAGGAACGACCGGAGAATTAGCGGTCTAACGACCGCCCGCTATCCATCTCCCTCCAAATGTTAGAGAGGGCGCAAGCGCCGCTTTGGGCATTATGGTAGGAGTATTTCGCGGGGGTTTGATAAAAAAATTGTTGTCTACCTCGCACGACACATAGACATAGTGCGGGGCCGCGCCTGCGTTTATGAGTTGTCTGACTGCAAGCCGTGCCGCCTCTGGCTGGCTGCAATAGTCATCAACAACAAACCCAGTGGCTATTTCTACCGCACTGCAACCGCTCAACATAACAACGAGAATTAATAACGCTGCTTTCATCGCCTACGCCCTTTTACTCTGTCTTGTCGCTCTTGATACTTAAAATAAATATTTGCGATACAGGTAATCAGCGCACATAACGCGCCAATGGCTATTCCATACTCGTTTAGCCAGCCCATAACGCCGCCGGTTGCCGTGCCGATTCCCGCGACATAGGTACTGATTTCTGTTGATTTTGCTGCCATGTGTAGCTGATCCGCGTCTAACATCTAAATAGACCCTGTGCGCATAATTTCAGCGAGCCGGGTTGCTCGTGCGCCGACCTGTGACGCCCATTTTGATTGAAGCATTTGCACCGCTGCCCCCTGGTAATTTTCAAGACTAATAGCGGTCCACATCATTTTGAAATTTCGCAAACCCTCGATGCCAAGGTTAAACGCCATATTGATTAGCACTGCTTGGCGCGCTTCATTCAGCTTTGCGAAGGCGGGAAACTTTGAAAGCTGCGTGTAGAAGCATTCAACATCGTTTAAAAGCATCCGCTCCGCTTCAGCTATCGTAATGCCCCTGTCATCAAGATTTCGGCCATAGCCAATAGTCAACTTGCCGGACGTGCATCGGTAAGGCTTGAGCCTCAAACCCTCGTCAATTTCTAGCATTGCAATTGCAAGATCTTTTGGCATCTACTCAACCTCTGCATCTGCCCATTTAGCACGCACAAACTTTAACGCCTCGTTTCGCGTTATATCGTTCATGCTGATCATGGAAAATGATTTATTTTTTACAGTGACTCGCCATATTTTCTTCACGCGTCACCAAATTTCAGACATAAAAAAGCCCGACTGGTTAGGTCAGGCTTTCGGGGTTACTTATTGCAATTATGGGAATTATACCCCTATATTTTGCGTAAGTCTAATGGTCACACCGATGGGCAGACCCTCACTTTATTTTGGTGTCGTTTAAATATTCAGCTAACCCTATCTCCTGATGCTCTTTCGGCTTTACGAGAAACGCACCACGCTCATCATCCCATGCAGCTAACGCTATCATGTCTGTGTTATTCTCAGCCGCCACAACTAAAGTGCCGTCATTGTCAAAATATACCTTCATGCCTGACCTCCACGTCTCGTCACGCCACCCACTAACCAAAAAGTTTACGATCCATCACATACAGCGTAGACGTTTCCCACTCGCCAAGTTTAGCCTGGAAATGCCTTATCAGATCTTTGTACTTACGATTTCTGAAAGTGTGCCTGTCTATCTCGCACATAGTCGCCAGTCTTGTTTCACTCAACTCTATGCGCCCCGTTCCGTTGCACCGCTTACAGTCTTGAGTCAAAGCGCCTGCTCTGAAGGTCTTTCTCCCCTCGCACTTCGGGCAGCGGTCTAAGCCTGGCTCGACCTCTAGATCAACGATGATTTCGGATAGTTTGTCGGCGTCCTCTTGCTCAACCAAGCTCTTTTCGCCAAGCGCTAAGATATGATGAACGAGCAATTTTATTGAGATCACTCTCGCGTTAGCATCTCTACTGTACTTTGCGAGACAAAGATAGCCGCCGACTTTATGACACCCCGCCATGGCTGCCATCACATCCAGCCCCCCGATTAACGGCGCTCGACCACCCGGTATGTGCGGCTCGATGCCGGGTGATTTTATCGCTGCTTTTGCCAACATTTCTTTAACGCGCTCGCTCATAAGATTTTATCGCTCTTGTTTGCCAATACCGCTATGCCGTTTGTGCTCAGTCAATCCGCACGTTTTGTTTTTATCAATCGGGGTCACTAGCAGGCAGTCTATGCACTGCCTGGTTTTTGTTGAGTAGTAGCTCACCCATACGTGCTCGCACTTTTCTGTCATCTCTAACCCTCAGAGCTGGCTCTGACCCTCCAGGCCGGGAACCTGTAAAACCTCTCCGCGCTCTTTGCAATCTTTACCATCTCGCCAACCGAGTCTTTGTATTTATTCGGCACGGCTTTAAACCTAATCACTTGCGCTTCTCTATCCTGCAAATCGAGTATTTCATTTGCGAGATCGTGTTCTTTCATAGCATCCCGCGAATGTAGTTATTCGCCGCTCTAACATCCCAAGCGAGCCGTGAGAATTCGTTCCAGTCTGTTTTTAGTGGCTTGTCCTCAACTTCAACCGTCAGCGCATAGCGTTGTGCACCTGCTTTTGCGTAGCAGTGCTTACACTTGCGGTAGTGCGCCCTGGTTCCGTCCGCGTATATGTAGCCGTTTATCCCATAATCTGTAGGCACAAGACTGCCGTTTTTTGGGTTTTTGCAGTGTTCGTTTGAGCAAATATTGCTGATCGGCTTCGGTGCTCTAGCTGGCATGCCCATTAGTTCATCTCCGTGTAATGCAGCCCATCACCGCCGTTTTGCCCAATTGCGTCAATTCTTGATATTTCGCGTTTTGCGTTTTCGACTGCCGTTTTCACGTCACTACACTCCTGCTCGATCAGTATTTCTAAAAAGTGCTTTGCTTTGCGTAGATCCTCAACGCCGTTCTTACTTCGCCAGCGTGTGACGTATTTGATAACCGAGCCTTCTATAAAACCGATATTGTTCTTGTGAATGAACTCTACTGGCTGAATTGCCATGGTTTTGTAATGGCTGCCGCCGATTTGTGTTTTTAGTGTTGTCATTGCGCTAACACCTCTATGATTCTTATTAATTTTGTGCAAAGGTTGTCACACTCAACCTGATAGCGTGCTGCCGCCTGAGTTGCAGTGTTTAGCAGCGTACAAAGCCGAGCATTTTCTTTTTGTAGCCTTAGTATTTCGTTTTTTTGTCGCTCTATTGTTTCGCTCATTTATCGCTCCCGCATAAAATTGGACTTATCATTATTGATCCTTGCTCGCCCCAAACCTTGCGGCTATGCAATTGCCAAACGTGAGAGTCATCAATAAAAACGGCATCGAGCAACGCCTTGTCAAAATTGTCCAGGTCTGGCTTTTGTTGGTGCGGACGCCCGCTCATCTGCGCTCTTTTTTTTGCTGACCAGCTTGCAGGCATAGGCACAACATAGGTCACATCAACCGAGTCGTGGACTACCAACCCCTGCCGCTTGCACTCGTCTTTAAATGCGCGATACCTCACCACACAAGCCCTTTGCTTCCACTTGTCTGATCGCGTCATTCTTGGCTTTGCCATCGGTTTGATTGGGTAAATCATGCCGCGCCTCTGGTTTCTTTGACTTCTTTCAGTTCGCGCAAAAACCTAGCTACATCCGACTTGTAAAACATGGCAATCTTCCTTTTGCCTTCGCTCACATAGCTGATAACCCTGGGCGGAATAACGCCGTAAATATCCAGATTGCACCTTGCCTGCTTCAGTTGAGCTACACTTAATTTCGATAGCCTTCTCAAATAAAACTCATCGACCAAAACCTTGCTCGCGTCGTATGCGATAATTTCTTCTGTTTTGATCTTGCCGCCACTTGCCATAAACGCCTCAGTATCCGCCGCCAGCTTGGCTCTGTGCGCATCTTTTTTGCTCTTTGACGTGATTACGCCATCATCTCTAAATGCAATACTGCTCATCTTGTTAACGCCTCCCTCACCTGTCTTAATCTGTTCTCTGCCTGTCGCAGCGCATCTTGATACCGCGCCGCTGCCTCGGTTGCATCGCTGAGCATTCCGCCCAGCCGCAAGATTTCTTGTTTTTGTCGCTCGATTATTTCTGACTCGCTCATTTCAGCCATTTCATTTCTGCGCCTCCCTGTAATAATCAAATGCCTCAAGGGCCGGATCAGACCACATAACGCCGTGCTCTGCCCCGAAGGCGTTTATCAGTTCAAAAAGATCTGAGAACCATGCTTTATTCTGCTTCCGCGTCGATACGCCTAGCACCACAAAACCACCCTGCAACCCCGGCACAACTCGCTGATTGCCCAAAATTGCTGAAAACATTTCTTTCCAATCCTCCTTATCAAGTTTGAGGCCGTGCCAATCGACTTGTTTTTCAATGTCGCCCAAAACCGCCCACATTCTTTTGTTTTGCCGAAGACTTCTGACAAGCCTCCCGAGAGTCACAACTACTGGCCCGCGCTTAATGCCCCGACTCACCAGGTCAAATATCTGTGCCAGCTTTGCCGGGATATCCTTGGCATCGTTAACCGTAATCTTTAACTCGCTCACAGTGTCACTATCCATGCTGATAAAAATATGCAGAGGCAAAAGCCGCTGATTAACGCCGTGACCAAAAATCTATCGTTCATCGTTACCACCTGCGGTATTTTGTAGGGATCGTGCTTGAGTCTCGTACCACTGCCTGTTGCGATATGAGATACGCCAGAGCGACAGCGACCCTCTCAGATCCGACATGCAGTTGGAGAGCGATTTCATCCAGCGTGATCCACTCATCGCGCTCCAAGATTTCAAAAACCAGTCTCTGATCATTTGTCATTGCCGCCCCTCGTTATTATTAGAGTTTGCAGTCTTTCCCGCTGTCAGTTCGTCACGCCTGGAGATTTTTTGAGACAAGGAGCAAGCGCCGAATTGCCGGTGTTATTTGCCCCACTACCGGCTTGGGTGATTCTTTAGTAATCGTCGTAACTAGCTCTGCTCAGATCACGGAATTGCATGAACTGACCGATCCACGAAGTTCTAATCGCACCCGTAGGCCCGTGCCTGTTTTTGCAAATCAACAACTCCGCAACGCCAACGTCTACGGTTTTTTCGTTGTAGACCTCATCGCGATACAAGGTGATTATTTCGTCCGCCTCTTTCTCAATCTCCGATGAGTCGGCAAGGTCGCCTTGGTACGGCCGCTTATTGTCTCTGCGCTCGCAGTCGCGATTAACCTGCGCCAGCGCAATCACTGGGATATTTAATTCTCTCGCGAGATTTTTCAGGCTTCCCGCAATCTCCCCAACCGAGTCGCGTTTACTAGCGTGTCCGGTGTTCGATATTTTCTGAATGTAATCGACGTACAGCGCCTTGATTCCGTACTTAAACTTCCACTCTCTCGCCTGCTTCAAAACTGTGCCAATTGATACGCCAGGCTCATCGTAGATATGCATTTTCGCGCCTTTGAGCTGAGCGCCTGCGCCCAATAATCGCGACCATTCATCATCTGACATTTTCGCGTTTCTGAGCTTTTTAGCATCAACAGACCCGGTAATTGCGAGGCATCGCTCCGCCATCTGCCTTACGCCTTGCTCTGCTGATATCACACCTACCGGAGCCAGCTTTGAGGCTGCTAATGCGCAGTTAATCAAAAACGCTGTCTTCCCTACTGCCGGCCTTGCCCCGACAACAACCAGATCGGAATCATGGAACCCGCCTAAAATATCGTCCAAATCCTTCAGCCCTGTGGTTATTCCAGGTATGCCGTCAATCTCTGCGATTTTTGAAAGGTGTTCACACGCCTCGATGATTCCGTCCTGTAGCGTCTTCGAGAAGTTGTTTCTGGTCTTGGTAGATGCCATAAGTTCGCTTATGAGCCTGTCCACCGCATCAGTAGACTTTGTGCGGTCAATCTCCGACATGGCAATGCTGAGTATGCTTTTGATCCTGTGAAGCTGGCCGTGCTTCCTGACGATTTCGACCTGATTGTCAAAAGTTCCGAAGCAATACGCCTTGTTCGCAACCTGCCCACACGTAACAAGCCATTGCTTGCCTGTTTGCGCCTCCAAGTATTCCGACACTGACACAGGGTCGATAACCTGCGCGCTCGATGACATATCGAGTATTGCCTGGTAAATATCTCTGTACTGCGAGTTGATAAAATCGCCTGTAGCCAAATCACAACTTTGCAGCTTTGAGCTGTCCATCAGGATTTGTCCGATCACTTCAAGTTCTGCACTCATGTTAATTTAACGCCTTGAGTTTTGGTGGTTCGAAAGAGGTTTGCTTTTGGTTTGACATGTTGCGGTTAAATTTCTTGGAATTGCGAATCCAGTTTTTCCAAGCTCGCTCCCAGTCGATAAATTTATTGCCGTTTGCAATGTGGTGATCTTTGAAATGCTCGGTTTCATCGAGCAGGTTAATTCCGGGTGATTCTGTGAGTGCCCAATCACGCATTTTTTCAGTGACTGCGAAGTCGTCTGGAATTCGTGTTTTTCGCTGTTGCGAAACAATAGGTTCTAATGACGGTTCTAATGACAGGTTCCGTGTCCCAAATTTGGGACTATTAAAGGTACCGTTTTTGGGACTATTACAAGTACCGTTTTTGGGACTATTGGAAATTTCAATGGTACCGTTTTTGGGATCATTAATAGTCCCGTTTTTGGGACTATTGGACACTGTAATTTGATCATTATCAGCTCCTGATATAATCCCAAATTTGGCACTATTACCGGATGTGTTTTCTTTAATTTCTTGACTTGTTTCTGTACCATATTTGGGACTATTAAAGGTACCGTTTTTGGGACTATTGGCTTCTTCTTTATGTACCGTTTTTGGGACTATTGAATCGGTCATGAGTCGATAAACCACCACGTTTCCCCTCGATCCCTTTCGCCCGCCAGTATCCAAAATCAACCCTTTTTCAATTAAGGTTTTAATGGACTTTATGATCGTTTTTCTATCCAGCTCGGTGTCTTCGGCAATGCTTGCCTGTGAAGGCCATGCCGTGCATTCGTCGCCTGATCGGTTGGCGAGCGCAAGCAATACGAGTTTCGCGGACGAATTACCAACGCTTTGCTTAAACGCCCAGTCAACCGCTTTTATACTCATCTGCACAAACCTCGGGCTTTCTCCATGCGCATTACCTGGGCATCTGAGCGGCTTTTTATGGCGTCACTATGAGCATTGCATATGTCATGCAGGTTGCCCTTGCTTGCCGGGTCTATGAGCTGCCTATAGAGCCGCTGAATGCGCATCTCAAGCATGAAATCTTTAATTCGCTGAATCATTTTCTTCACCAACTTGCCGCTTAATCACTTCCCAAATTTCTTGCAGGGTCTTTCCGTCCCTCAACTGCTCTTCCATCCATTTAGCTTTTGGGTCTATGTGCGCCATTGCGCTGGCTCCTATGCGGCTTGGTGTTTTTGCTCAGGAATAACGCCCTTAGACATTGCCAGAGCGCCATTGGTAACTATGAATATTGTTTTTTGCGAATCCTTTGGGACGATTTCACCCCACTGGGACACGGCTTGAGAGGTAATGCCGAGGGCGTTTGCCGTAGCCTTTACTCCACCAAAATGACTTAGAACGTCTTGCTTTTTCATTTGTGAATCTCCTTTTTCTAACATGGTAAGTATGATTGCCTTTATTGTCAAGCATGCTTACCTTTAAAGCTGGTAAGAGTGCCGATTTCGTCCTAATCACAAAATAATGACTTTGTGTGCATGATTTTTGGTGGGTATTTTTTTGAAAAAATGGTAAGCATGCTTGACAGCAAGGTTAAGTATACTTACTATTGTCCCATGCAACCCAAAAAGCAGAGGGCGAAATGACGAACATAGTAACAATCGAAAACGGCAGCGCGGTAACAACGTCGATGGCAATTGCCGACGGTGTTGGGTATGAACATAAGTCAGTGATCCAGCTGATTAGACAGAATGTCGGCGATCTTGAGGACTTTG